CTTATCAAGCGCCGTCCTGCTCGCAGCCAAATCTGCGGATGTAGGATCGCCCTCAGACTGTGTGGGGCCGCCACCAGAGGTGCCAGCCAGACCCATTGAAGCCGCACCACCTACATCACTTTCCATTCCAGAACCAGCGGTAGGACCACTAATGCCACTCATTCCATGATCTGGGTGACCTCCGTCTGTTGTTCCGTCTATTTCCCCTTCTGTACTAGCACCCGAGTCGTCTGCTGTAGCCATACCCTTAACTCTTATTCAATGGTCGTGTTCGGCGAAAAGGCGGAAACGAGAACGAGTAAACCTTGGGGGCTGGATACAACTCTTCCCGATACACCTCGCCCTTCTCCCAATCATCCACCATGTGCGGTCCGTTCTCTCCGCGACAAACAATAGAAGATTTTTCGATTTCTTTATCTTTTCCAGCGTAATTATTTTCTTTCATATGCCTCACTCCAGCGGCAAGGAAAAAGTTTTTCCAGAGATAGTTCAAAATAAAAAGGGGGCGGTTCAGCCCGCCCCCTCCCGGTACTTATCTACCGCCGTCCAATCGTGTGCCGTTAGGCGCACTCGAAGAAGTGCCAGTGCCTAGCGGCTTCTGATCCTTCCCCTTGGAGTCAAGTCCAAGTTCCTTATTTGAAGAAGAGATTTTCTGTTGATCAGAAAGTCCCGACTTTACACCTACACCATTAGTCGAATGCATGTTGTAAGCCCCCTTTAAGCCGCGCTATCCCACAAAACCACTCGGGCTTGTGCGGCAGTTGAATGAACCAAACCGGCTCCACCTAGGTAGTACCATGCGATGCCTCGACTACGACCGTAGTCTGTCGGTATCTTACCCCTAATCTCTTCGGGGATAGCAACCGCTTCAGCAACGGTATCCGCGCCAAAGAAGACTGCCCAATCCGACTTACCCTTAGACCATGCAGCAGTAGCAGTACCCATACCATCACCAGATCCGCCTTTGGCACGATACGTCTGCTCAACGAAGCGTACACCTTCGTAGCGGCCTGTTTCGCCATTTCGAATCATCTGGAAACCGCTCTCAACGTACTGTGAGATTGATTCCAAGTTATTCTTCAATGTGCGGAACGTGGTAGGCCATGCAAGGCAGAAATAATCATCATTTTCGTAACTCGGAATATTACGTTCCTTCATTACGTCAACAATCGCCTTAACGTGATCCTTACCAAGGGCTACATCATTAGTCGTGGTTGAGACACCATTAGTGGTTAGAACAACCGAATCGGTTGAGGTGCCACCAGCGGTAGGCCCAGCGGGAACGACTCGCAACGGAGTTGTGTCGATCTGATCAGCGATCATATCGTCCAGCGCCTGCGCTGCGTCGATTTTCAAAACCTTGTGGATGATCTCCTTTACGGGTTGCTCCGAAAGGTCGTCTAGTTTTGAAGTGAATGGAAGTGAGTTGCCCCACTCTGCGATACTCATCGTACCCTGCGTAATCGTGAAATTGGTTTCACCAATAGCCGTACCTTCAGTTAAGGTTCCGCCACCAGCGGCTACCGTCGAGTACACGTTCCAATGGAATGTGTCACCCTTCGACAAGCCCTGATGAGCAGCGTCTTTAACGTCGGCAAACTGACGAAATTTCACAATCGGGCGCAGGGAAATTCTGAGTTCCTTGGAGAGATTTAGGGAGTACATATAGCCGCCTAGGCTACTGGTTCCCCATACTTGTCCAGCCATGAACTTATTTCCTTTTTGCTAAATTGTTAATTGAGAGAATCGGAAGGGTTACGCGAGTTGTCCTCGCTCCTTCTTCATCTCCGAGATGATGTCTGAATAACTTTGCTCCGATTGGTCCTCGCCTATACGGGCGCGAACATTCACGGGAGAAACGTCATCCATGCCCTGCTTTCTCTCTTTTCTATCGTTTGATCCGCTCAAGTCGTCAACATAATGAAATAGCCATTCGCGAGCATAGTCCGCGCACTCTTGCATTATTTCCCACGGGTCTCGGGTAGGATCGGATTGATAAAGTTCAGCAGAACGTCGATCAGCGACTGCAAGCAATGAAGGATCTGCGGTGATTTCAGGATACTCGTTGTTAAACATATCAACGGCCTGCTTTCTCCGTTCCTCATAGCCATGCGCCCGCCTCTCTGTCTCCTCTTGCCTCATTTCGGATTTAGTCCGTTCGACGATGCTACTAACATCGACATTGGACTGCGGCCTATCTGAAGCGCGAATCTTCTTCAGCAAACTACTTGCTTTAGATTCATCGCCATTAAAGAGGGCATCGTGGTAACTCTCATAAAGAGCGTCAGTCGCGTCCGTGTTACCGGATGGCGATTGTTGATCCCCAACGTCCGAAGATGATTGGGCATAACGGGCCTCCATATTGGCCCTATAGGAATTCAGTTTTTCCTCATACTCAGACAACTGACGCTGCCTTTCTGAGGCTTCCTGAAGCCTACGATCTGCGGAAGAGTTTTTTTGAAACTGTGCGACTACTTGGTCCCACGGCAACTCCATATCTTCTCCATTTACTTTTGCATTGACGTACCACTCATCGTCTTTTAAGTACATTGGAGAGGTAGAACTTCCTTGCTCTTCCTGTGTTCCTTCTTGGCCGTCTCCATCGAAGACGTGATCTTCTTCCACTTTCGCGGCAATCCGCTCTATCTCGGATTGATGCTCCGATAAATTGTCATTGGTTATACTGTCGAGTACTTCTTGGGCTACGTCCTCATCACTTTGGATAGCAGTCATATTTACTCCCGGATATCAGATAGAGTTTCCTCTGCGTATTGTGCTCGGTTCACTGCCTCACTTAGCCATCCAATGACTAAAGCAGGTAACCTAGCGCGAAATTGAAGTTCACTGATGAGTTGCTCATTAGAGGGGTCCGCCGTTGTCCAGGCTTCAAACGCCTCTTCTCTGGCTTTATCGGCCCTTCCAACCATGTACCTACCAATAGGAGACTTCAAAAATTCCTTTGCCTGAAGGCCGAGCCTCGCTTCCGCGACCAACAGTTCCTCTTCTTCCATTAATCAGTCAACTCCGGCCTAATGTCTTCCGGGTTATGCCCCATGCTGATATCAATTTTTGCGACCCCATCACTGGTTGTGTCAATAAACACAGTCGGGAATAAAGCATGGACAAAAGCAGCCACTGACAATGCTAGAAGCCACCCGCTATAAAACAATGCGCGGCCCGCGTGAGTAAAATAATTTAATCCGACGACCCTTAAATGTTTCAACCGTCTGCTCCCGGAATCGATCCATACTGGTCATTCATAAGAACCTCACTCATCTTCTTGCCTTCAGGATCAATGCCAATCTCCGGCTCCGTATCCATCAGCATCTTGTGGACTAATGCCTCCTTCTGAAGCAACAGTTCTCCGCGAGCGATATCATTCTTCTCGGCCTTCAGCCTAGAATCGATAATGCTGACTGAATGACGCAGTTGATTCATGCGCTCGTTTGAATCTGTCTGTATAGAGGTAGACGTGATCTCGCCCAGCGCCTTCTCCTTCGCGGAAGAAACATCGGACTGAGCCTTTATCGTCGCAGCAAGAATCTTCGCGTTTGCGTCGATCTGTTTCGATGCACCCTGGTCCATCAGTTGCTGAATAGCGGCGCCCATCTCCTCCAACTGACCAGCCATCTCGTCTAAACGAGGCTGCTGCTCTTCAGTAATGAACCGCTTGGAATCCTTGTACCCAAGAGCGCCAAAAACCTCTTTCGTAACCTCTGGTTGATTGAGTGACCCAATGATATCTGGATTAATCTCTCCCATCGTGCGGATGCCAAGAAGTAACCGCTCAATTTTCTTGATAGGATCAGTTGCTCCAATACCAACATTAACGCCAACAGTCATTTCGTGACGCAATAATTCATCGCCATCACTTCCTGTAAATCTCTGGTAATCGGCAGCGGATTGACTGTTCTCTTCGGCGGCTCGATTAGTCGCGACGTTCAGCACAACCTCATCTGTTTCATAATACTGCTCCAACTTAATCAACTGCATTAGAACGGGCTGAACCCATGTTTCGGCAAATGTGCGTACCATAAACTCCATTTGCGAATTGGCGCTCGCCCCAAGCATCTCCATCCCGCCAACCGTTTCATTCATCATGCGGTTGCTTTGAACCGTTCCCTGAGAGAAGTTGCCAGCAATATCATCAAAATCGACATTTAGCCGATCCTGCTCTTCGTATGCTGACGCGGTGACATCCGGCGTGTTAACGATCTGCACGTCCGTCATGGGGTCGTCCATCATCACTGAACCACCCGGAACACTTCTCTTTAATGCGTGAATATCTATATTCGCGCTGCGACGTATGTGATATCTCTTATTTAGAACTAATTGAACGTTGTCGTTTCGTTGATTCGCAATGTCGTTTGCAGCAGTCTGTAAATCCTGAGTCATCTCAACCATAGATGACGGGTACACCTTGTGCGCTTCTAAAGTCGCCGACCCCATCACATAAGGTCGCTCGCCCGCTGCTAGATGAGGATAAACATCCGACAACGGCTTTGGGTCAGTCAGGAGATGCTGTGTACCGGCTGTATAAAATAGCCAATCCTTGCCGTTCTTCCTTATAATGTTTTTGTGAACGAAGACAGTGGTGTATTCAGATATATCGTTATGTCGTTCAGCAAGCGGGTCTTGCCTCTTGCCCTGCCTAGTCTGCCTCGTTGAGTCAAACTCAGACTTCTTAGAAGCCTCTAACAATTGAGCAACTTTAAGTGTTTTCCATTTCGGCTCTAGGGTCTTGGGATCGATGTCCGACATCTTTTCCAGAACATCCTGAACATACATCGGGATAACTTCTATAACAAAAGGGGACGACCCGATAGGGTCATTCCAATCCGAAGCGGGATCAATGCGAAAATTCTCAGACGCGATAAGGCGGACATACGGGCAGTCCTTCACCACCCGCTTCGTGGTCACGGTATTTGTCGCCTCTAGCCCGTCATCACCAATAACCGGATTCCCCTCGTAATCGATAATCGGCTCTTCGGCCTTAGCCTTCTCTTCTTTATACTCCCAATATTGGTGAGAGATAACAGTCCCAAACACCAACGCCTCTTGATAGGCCGCGATAAGAGTTTGAAACCACGGTATCGTTTTGGTTAGGCGATACTGAAGAAGATGCTTCAAGACTAAGGCTGACTCCCTCTGTTCTATATCAGAGTCATTCATTGGATAGACTGTTACAACATCTTCTGTGGCAAAAAACGCTGACGCAATCGCCGCCTCATTAGTGCGTATGGCAGAACGAGTCTTCGGTCTGAACAAGCGCGATCTATGGGTGTACTGCGACGTATGGTACTTCGATCCGCTCGGATGGTTAGACTGGAAAAGAGAGATGTTGCGCTCCCATTGCCTGCGATAATTCGCGTCTAGGTAACTGGTAGATGACCGGTATGCGTCACTAGCCAGTTTTAGCCAAGGCGATCTTTCAGACCCTTCATTCAGTGGAACTTCTTCATTCATCGAATTTTACGTCCCCAACAATGTTCCGCTCTAGGCTATTTAGTTCATCGAAATTGGCTGCACCTCTCGACACCTTCGCCCTCTCAAGAAGTTCCCCGGCCCAGGCTGCTATGTTTTTGTAGTCTAAATCGATATCCTCGATTCTTATCCACATCCCATATCTCATGGATAAGGCTTCATTCCAAATCGCAAGCATTGAATAATCATTGCTCGGCCCAACGGCCCACAGGTGACCTGGATAATTCTTATAAAGAGTATCCGCAACATTTTTCACAAGAGAGGTCACTGTCGCTTCGTTCATCATGCTCCCCTTATGGGAGTCGATGATGACCTTCACATCAGTCCCTGAATCAGGTTAATCACAACAATAACGGCAATGACCGCAAGAACCACTTTAGTTTTGTTTTTTTCTAAGAACTTTCTAAAATCCATAGTTACCTCTTTGGCCCATAAGGGCGATGCGGGTTCTCTCTAAACGTCCTTGTCGAGAAACGATAGGCGTCAATAGGCTCTGGCGTTCCAGATTTCTTGTCGCACATTTCCTTCCAACTATAATTTTGCGTTTTTACCTTCTTCCCAGCCATGTCAATGAAGTGTCCTGTCTGTTATGTCTATTTCAAAGTCCTGTATTGCTTCCATCGTCTCTTCAGCAATCTTGGCAAACAACGCGCTCAAAGCGCGAGTAATCTCTAAATTCTCTAACTCCTCTAACGGAACATCGATAAAGTGCGAAAGAAAAAGCGTAGCAAGTTGCTCTGGAGAGTTTTGCATTAATCGATCCTCAATAAGCGGGAACCGCTTCTGGCTCCAGATCGTCACCGAATAGAGTCTGTGGCGGGGATGCCTTCATGTCATAAATTCTCGACATAGCGTCCAGCATGTCAACATGGACTGCGGGGAAAAGGTTGTACTCATTGTCGATCATTTTCTGAGTAAGGTCATACATGCGACCATTCTCATCTTTGTATCTAATGGGTCTAACAATCAGCGAACCATCTCCCATCTCAAATGCCTTCTTCTGGCGTGAAGTTAGGCTGTCCGAAGACGGGGCCAAGAAGAAGCGCCAGTTCTCAAAGTCGGGCTGTAGTCTTTGAACGCGATCCCGTTTAGAACCTGGCCCTTCTCTTGGCCACGCCAATTCGTTTATTGGGAAATAATGACTTTCAATTTTCATCATTTCCTGAAAATGCTCGATATCGGAATCCTTTCCGTATCGCTCGTAACCAACCTTTACCGTCTGCACCCCGGTCTGCTTCACCCACCTTTCGCGAATCCTTCTTAGAGTTTGCCACCGCTCTTTAAGATTCATTCGATGGCACACGCCATCCAGCAGGTACTTATTAAAAGCGTGATCAACACCAACTACCGCAATAGCGGTTTTATCGGACGATGCTTTCTTTGAATGCGCGGGGTCACACATGATGTAAATATTTAAAATGCGTGGGCGAACTTCTATTCGCCTAATCCACTCTGGGTCAAAGACCTGCTCAGACCCGGCGATTGGATTCTGTAACATCTGGCAAGCCAAAACGTACTGCCCCATAGATGTTTTCTTCTTATCCCACTCATCTTGCGTGAAGAGAATGGGGCTTCCATCCGGGGTTCCTTCTTTTGTCGCGGGATAGATTCTGGTTTGCGTACCACGATCTATCAATTCGCGATAAGTATCAGCATAGTGATACCGAGTCCCTATATACCATTCCCTGTTTTGGCCTCCGGCCAAGTTCTGGGAAAGGTCTAACGCTTCCGTTGTCTTCGATATCTGCTCTGGCGTGTTTACAGAGTCTCTCGTTACAACGTCATCATATATTCGCAAATCATAATGGCGGGATATGGGCTGCCCATCAACCAAGCCCCACGCTTCTACCGTCGCTTCCTTTGGGTTGGATTTGCGTCGAACAATAATCCCAGCCTCTTCGCCCCACTGCGGAGAGTCCTGCCGAGGATTCTGGTAGCAGACTTCAGGAAATAACTGCCGTAAAAAATCATTGATCTCAAATTCGCGCTTTATCTGCTTGAGGAACCCTTTCGCTATGGGCCTCGTATGCGAGAAAATTCCAATCGTTATATTAGGATTCCTTACGATCTCCTGAATCGTTCCCGCATAAGTAATGATCGTTGACTTGTAGTGGCCTCGCGCCCAGAGATCTAGCATCCCATCGGGGTTAGCCTCCACCTCTCTACATCGGTCGTACAACCAAGGGTGTACGGCGTCCTTTCTATTCAAAACAACAAGCAAGAGAAACCAACGATCCACCTTCGCCAATTCGGCAATGAGGGTTAAATCATAGTTCTTGGTTAGCAGGTTTTTATAAAAAATACCCGCCTCCTGCAAAGAGGCCGTAGGCAGGTAACTTTTGGCTTTATTTATGAACTCAACAGAGTCCAATTACGCTCCCCCACCCGCTTCCCAATCGGCATTGGGATTATTAGCGGGATCGCCCTCATAAGTATTCGGGTCATAACCAGCATTTCCAGGCAATACGCCCATGCGGTCCCTCCTCGCTACAACAATCTCCTTCTGGGTCTGTGAGGTGTCATTGGACGCATAATTGCTTCCAGTGACGGCGCGTATACCAGCCGCTTTAGCGATTCCACCCACCGTTTGAGCGGCACCAGTCTTCTCAAGATTAGGTATCCATACTTCGTCAGCGCGGTTAGCCGCAATATCTCTCCAGTAATCAGCGCTTGTATTGGTGTAGTCAATTGCCGCAGGGCCATCATCATTATTGGATGCGGGCGCCGCAGTTTGCGCTGCTGGGTATTCATTTGGAGAATACGGCTCGGGCTTGAATGGCAAAGTTTGATCCGCAATAGGCATTCCAGCCCCCGCAACGGGCGCTTTCGGCTGTGAAAATTGCTCCCAATATGACCAATCAATCTTCATTCCCGGCGGGAGGTTATAAACAAACCGTGTAACGCCCTGATCCCTTGCTACTGACGGGCTTGGGAACGCCTTGCCAGAGTAAGGGTCGTACACAACCACATCCACATCAGTTGGGAGCGAATAATTCCACCCGACCCTGCCGCCCTTCTCCTTCTTCGTTTTTACATCGATCTCGCCAGCCACGCCGGTTGTTGCAGCCGCCTGTTGCTGATTCTGTGCCGCTATCTGCGCGTACTTCTTTAAGAAATCTTGAGAGAAGGTCATATTTAAGCGCCTAACTATTATTCTGTCTGTTATAAGTGGCCTTCAGCCTCTTATGCACCGCTTTACTCCAAGTACCGCCCGCAGCCACATACGCTTTCTTAGCCTTACCCACCTTTCCGTCAGATGTTATTTTCGAAACAACGGCATTAATTCCCTCTTGGTCCTTAAAGTCGCCACCATAATTATCCGTGGTGGAGGCTTCAGACCTAAGTGTCTGACTTAGGTCGGCGGACTCGTCCCATGTTCCGCCACCCAATTCAATTTGCTGTTTGGCTCGACCAAACATCCCTGCATCAGCGTATCTTTTCGCTTCCGCGAGCCTTCCTGCGCTAACCCCCGCAAAAGGATCAACCGGCGCTACTGGCTCTTCCTCGGGCTCTTCCTCGGGCTCATCTTGCGCGAGGCTGCTGTTTACTGGGGGAGTAGCGGCTGGGTACTGATTTGGAGAATAAGGTGCCGGATTGAACGGCAAAGTTTGATCCGCAATCATTGGAGAAGCCGTGGTAGACGGCGCCATTGGTTGAGTAAACTGATCCCAATAAGACCAATCGACGGTCATTCCCGAAGGAAGGTTATAAGCAAAATTTATAACCCCAGCAGACGTAGCCGCCTGCGGATTTGGATACGCCTTGCCCGTCTTGGGGTCATAAACAATGACCTGCGGAGTGTTGCCCTGCCACGGCATAGCGTTCCACCCACTAGCACCGGGCTCAACACCCTTCCACTTGTCCCAATCAAAAGTTCGTTGGCGGGTTTTTCGCAAATCGGCCAAAGCCTGAAGAAATTGCTGATTCATGCCCCGGCTCTCCTCTTTCTCTCTTCTTCTGCCAAATTCAATGTGTTTCTCCGCAGAGCCTCAATATCTTTAATCGCTCTCTCAGTGCTATCTTCCATCGCGCTTGCGGTACGCACGATATTAAGCATGTTTTTAGTCGGGGCGTCGAAATCTGTCGGTGGTGGCCGACCTTTATGACCAATATCTATTCCGCTAGGTGATAAATCCATCTCACCAGATCTTTCCTGCTCCTGCTGTCGCCGCCGCCGCTGCTCGCGCTGAATATTTTCTGCTGTCATAAGAACGACCTTCTTGTGGCTTTCGCAGCCTTTAGTCTTTTCCGGGTTTCATCCATTTTCAATTTGTATTGAGAGGCGGTTAATTTCTTCCTCCTCAACATCTTTGAGAGTTGGGTCTTTTTCGCCGCTCCTTTCTGCTCGCGACCGTCGCGTGCCCTATATTTTTTCTTTAACTCTTCGTTCTCTACGGCGCTGACCGTACTCTTCTCCTGCGCTTTCTGCTTCTCTGTAGAGGAGTTGAATGACTCCTGCTTCTTTTTACGGTCCTTCGAGTTCTTATTGGTGCGATCAACTTCCGCCCTCGCTGTTTTGCGTAAACGATATTGCCTTTCGGTTATCTTTCCTTCACGCAGCAGTTTTTCAAGATCACTCTCAGAGCGAACCTGTGGAGTAGACGTTTTTTTCTGTGCAGACTTGCCAGAGCGACCCTTTTGCTTGTCCTTCTTAGCAAGAGCCTTAAGCAGTCTCCTTTGTTCTTCTTTTGAAAGAGCCATAATTATTTAATCGAACGATTTACTGATCTGTGCATAACTCTAAGGTTCCCGGCACTGTTATCCGTGGGGCGTCGATTAGCGTGATGTATATCTTTGTTGTCACCCTTCTTCACACGACCCGTCTTTGCCAATTTCCTTCTGGCTTTGTTTCTAGAACTCCTCTCCTCAATTGCTTTGGGAGAGGCATGGAATTTATTGTATTCACTTTTGTAGTTTCGAGGCTTTCCGCCGCCCGACCTGTACTCGCTTGAGTTTCTTGCCTTTATTAAACCGGCCACGGTTTCGCCCCCTAAAATGAAAAGTGGTAATCGAGGATTACCGTGTTGTCACTCCTGTAGGTAATCCCTACCGAATGATTCCGGGTACTCTTCCGAGTCCCTATCTGATAACTCTCTTCCGTCGGCGGAAGTAGATCGTGGCGAGATACTGCGTAAAGAGACGCCATCGCGACCCCAGCGACCAAAGAACTCTCCCCGTACTCTTTCTCTCCATAACACGAAGGTCTTTCGTCGCACAATCCATCCCTCCGATATTCGCCAAATACGCCGTAACTAATGGCGAGGAGTGCAAATAGCGTTGATAGAAACAGTTTCACCGAAGATATTTTCTTGTTCATAATCTGGGGAATGCAGGGGTGGCGTGTGCATATTCATCTCGTAGCCCAATGAGTCCATGATCTCAGCCACTAGCGGCGTATTCTCTCCACGATCAACTTCCATGTAGATAACAGGCTTGTGGTTGTAAATCGTTTTCAAACCACCCATGAGAACCTCTGGCTCCATGCCCTCAACATCGATCTTTATAAAATCACACCGTGAGAGGTTGATATGGTCTATAGGAACAACAGCAACATCTTCGCCCTGATCCTGTTCTTTGATGGAAAGCCCACCAAAATTATTTTCAACATCTGGGTCCAAAATAGGAACCTTCACAATTTTCTGCGCTGAACCAACACCCATATGTTTACAGTCAACGCATACAACGGAGTTAAGCGCCATATTGGCGCATAGCGTCTGGTAGACAAGCCTTTGCGGCTCGAACGCCAGAACCCTTCCTTCGTCTTTTGAACCGACTCGATTCGCAAACCACAGTGTGTGGGTTCCGATATTCGCCCCGATATCCAAGACGGTGTCTCCAGGCTTCACATAGTCAGAGAAAAATTTCAATTCTTCTCTCTGGTAATCCCCGTAATGCTCAACCGACCTCCCAACATAAGTATCGTTGGGGTTATAAAGAAGGTACCCTTCTTCAGTTTGCCGAATTACGTTGTATGTCATCGATTTCCTGTTTCTTCTTTGAGCATTCAAAAATCATCCAAGGCCCGTTTGTGGCGGTTATAGCCACATCAGCAGCAAATGACGCCTGCTCTATACACTCTTCTTTAGTGGGGTAATCCACATCTCGCCACCCATCACCCCCAGCAACCCACACTCCGCCCAACATAACGTAGACCGCAAGGGTATAAGGCATTAAGAAACGCCGGACCAACTCTTATAAATATTTTTCATAATCTTAAAATTCGTGTACCAACATGGGGGTACTTATCTAAGATGGCCCCTACTACCCCGGAGTCCCAATTGTCCGGGTAGGTACATAGAAATCGGCCTCTAAGGGCATCTTTTAGGTACCGACAGATAGCCTCGTTCTGAATCATTACCCTATCCTCCCAATTACCGTCCAAAGGACAGATGGGGGCGTCGCATTTGGAGAAGCGATCACAGTCAGAGGGTTGACTTGTATTAAACATTTCAGAAAGTTGCCTGACCCATAGAAGGGGGTTATACGGAATGAGCCGCCAAGCCCCCCGTGGGTGGCAGCGGGCGGTCGCTATCACCCCTGCGAACTCAAAAATAGTTGCCGCGTGGGACCCCTTTTTTCTGCGAAGTACTCTAGGGCAACCGCTTACCCATAATCAGCGGGCAATGGCCCCAGTGCTGGGGATAATGTCCCGGTGTGCGGAGAGTGTGCGGGATATTCCCTAGACGCTGGCCGGTGGATCGCTCGATCATCAGGCCGAAAGACCCCTCGGCCCGGTACTGGGGGGTGCTGTTGCTGGCTGTTGCCCTGCCTCACCCATCCCCAGTCTAGTAATTTTCCCCACCCCCGCCCGCCTAATCTATTCCACTCAACCCCCATTTCGGATCAGGACAACGTAACCTGCACCCTCCTCCCATGTACTTGGGAGTATCCTCTATACGGTATGGGTAGGCTCCCCATTTACGGGGGCCTATCGACGGCAAGACTTCCGCAGGGAAGAATGCATAAATACCTTGACTTCTACTGCATACCCCTCAGAGGCTCAAATAGCCCCTCTAAGCGAATACAGGTGATACCTATGTATTGCTATTGGTAGGGTGCCGAACGTTCCACCTAGACGATATTCGTCTAAGTCGTTGATTCTATTCGCTTATCTACTGTTCCCTGTTTGCACGCCTTTTACGCGCCTACCTCTACACATCTTAGTACTACGCTTGACTTCTATGCTTGACTTCGTCATACTTGGCGCTGTTGTATCGGTGTCGGCGCACCTAGAGTTAATTCGCCGGGGCGCGGGTTTATCCTGCACCGCTGGGTTGTCGAGGGGAGCGGTCTACTGAGAGTCTCCCCACTGTGTCGAGCGCGGACTGTTTCAAGAGCCGCCTGACCTGAGTACGATTTAAACCCGGCGCACGAAGTGAAAAACGCCCCGAGTACCCAAAAGGTTAATCGCCTTTATCCCACCGCGTGTGGGGTAACACGATGTACCTTTATACCAACTGCGAAGGATCACAATATGAACGTAGAACAAACTGAACGCGGCACTGTGTTGTCTGAACAGGTAATGCTCGCATCTGTCCACGTCTCACAAGGTAGTAAGAAGGTCCGCGACCTTACTCATGCGTCTAAACTCGCCGCACAGGAGGATGCTGACAACGATCTGGTCAACGTCACTACCTCCCTCCTTAACAAAGCATTTCCACGCTCTACCAAACTGGCTGGTTTAATCTACGCCGCGCACCGGACCTTGACGTTCCAACTGCCACGCAATGGCGGTGGACAAATGAAAGGGCCGGGCGTGCTGGCGAACAAACTAGCGGAGCGTTATCTCGATGAGATAACTGACCTTATCAACCAATTCGATACCGCCGCCGATGAAGAGTGCGAGGCGTTGCCCGCCTTTGTATCGAAGGAACGTCACCGTCTTGGTAAGATGTTTGACTTCACTAATTACCCTGACCCGGACACCATGCGCGAGCGTTTTGGCGCGTCTGTTCATCTGGATGGTCTGCCCAAGGTCGAGAGTATAAGCGCCGGGTCGTACACTCAAAGTCAGCAGAGCATGGCGCAAGAAAAGCAGGACCAGATCGCCGATAGCATGGGCAAGCAAATACTGATCCGACTGCTGGAACACGTCAGCCACATGGCTAATGTTACCGGCAAAGAGAACGGCAAGGTGTTCAACTCTTTGCTCGGGAATGTTCGGGAATTGGCCGAGGTAATCATCCCGTGTTGTAACGTCAACAACGACCCCGAACTGACCAAGATCGCGGCAGATCTAAGGAAAGTTCTTGTCTACTCCGATGATCAGATCCGAAACGCCCCGACGGCGCGACAGCATGTCGCTAAAGAGTCGGCGAAAGTTGCGGCAAAGATTGGCGAGTATGCTAAGGCTCAAGGTGTCACCAAGGCAGACCTCACTGCAACCGCCCAACAAAAAGCGGCGTCCTACTTCTAAAGTTAATCGCCTTTATCCCCCTTCGGGGGGATAACACGATGTACTTTTATCAACTGCGAAGGTAACAAAAATGCAAGACAACAACCTTACTGCTGTCCCGATGAATCACTCGCACATGCCGCGCATGATTCAAAAACACATGGAAACGAAGGTGCCTATGTTTATCTGGTCACCCCCCGGATGCGGCAAGACCGCCATTGTTGAGGCGATCTGTGAGCAATTCGGTTGGCGGCTTATCGACCTGCGTCTAGCACAGATGGATACGGTGGACGTTCGAGGTATCCCCTTTATCTTTGAAGGGCGCACCTACTACGCCGCACCCGGAGCATTGCCCCCGGAAGATGGTAGTTGGGGGCCGTGCATTATTTTCCTCGACGAGTACATGCAAGCAAGGCAGGACGTGGCCGCTGTGTCCGGGCAACTGGTCAACGAGCGCCGCTTGGGCGACTACCATCTGCCCGATAATGTCCTAATCATGGCCGCATCTAACCGGGCGGGTGATCGCGCCGCATCTGGCCGTATGCCTACTCAGATCGCTAACCGATTCTTACATTATGAATTGGTCGTGCGTCCGACCGAGTGGTGCGACTGGGCAACAGCGAACGGTATCGATGACCGCGTCGTTGCGTTCATTCGTTTCCGTCCGGAACTGGTGTATCAATTCGATCCGAAGGCAACAGCCCCGGCCTACCCCACATTAAGAACTTGGGAGAAGGTCAGTACCATGATCAAGGGCGAGGCATCTAGCGACGTCGAGTACATTCGCCGCGTCACCTATGCCGCAGTTGGCGAGGGTGCTGGCGCTGAGTTCGTCGGGTTCGTCACCGCTCTGGAAAATCTTCCAGACATTGACGCGATCATCGCCGACCCCGATGCTCACGATGATCCAGAACGCCCGGACCTGCGTTTTGCAGTCGCCGCCGCTTTGGGTCGCCGAGCGGATCAAGGTAACGTGGAATCGATCTGGTCTTATCTGCTCAAGTTGCCCGCCGAATGGCAAGTACTCTGGAGTAAGGACGTGGTGTCTCTGGGAGATTTCGATCTAACCCAGCACCCCGTTTACAATGAAATCATATCCTTACACCGGGATATTCTCACAGCATAGGGCGCATTGCCTCATAACCCCGCCGAGGGGTTATGCACAATACATCCTACTATCAACAAACTGCGAAGGTACAAAAATGCAAGAAGAACGTCTACGAAGACGGTTAACCCGTCTAGTTTTGAAACGCCCATTTGTTGGAAGTCTCGCGCTGAGAATGCCGTTAGTGCTGGACAACACACAGCCCACCGCCTACACCGATACTAAGGTAATAGGGTTCAACGAACACTTTATCGCAGGGTTAACCGATCCTGAGTGTGACATGTTGCTCATGCACGAAGTCTTCCACGTCGTTCTTAAGCACGCATTCCGACGTGAGGGGCGTGATCATACCAACTGGAATGTCGCTGGTGATCATGTCATCAATCTTATGTTGGTTGAGGACGGCATGACCATGCCCGAGTGCGGGCTGTTCGATAAGAAGTACGCGGGCTGGACAACTGACCGCGTGTATGCCGATGTAAATAAAATCGACAACCAGCCCGAAGGTGATCAGCCCGAAGGTGATCAGCCGGGGGACGGCGGCCAACCATCAAGTACTTCGGAGTACGGTCCCGGTGATGTCCCATCATACGAGGAGGCCATGCGTGACGGCACCTTCGGCGAAGTGCGCGACTGCCCTGTAAACGAAGAGGGGCTGGCTGATCTCGAACAGGAGATGGAATGGGAAGCCGCCATTGTCATAGCGTCAGCGCAGGAAAAAAGCCGGGGTACTATGCCCGGTTACTGGCAGTCGATGATCGATCAGCGCAACCAGACGCATATAGACTGGACCGAGGCACTCGCCAACTTTCTATCAGATGCTGGCAACAACATCACCTCAACATGGGCGCGTGCTAACCGGCGCTTTATTGGCGGCGGTGACTACTTCCCATCGATCAAGCGAGAAGGTATCGAGCATCTGGTCATCGCAGTCGATACGTCCGGGTCGGTGTCAGATCCGGAGTTAAAGCAATTCCTCTCCGAGGCGATGGAGATCGCGGGGCTGTTCAATCCCAAGGTGACCTTCCTGCCCTGCGACACGCGACTAGGCGACGTGCAGACTTTCGAGGCTGGCGAGTACCCTGATGAAATAACCGGCTGGTCTACCAAGGGTCGCGGTGGTACATATTTTGAGCCACCGTTCGACTATGTCGAGAATGTCATGGAAGACGTGCCGACCGCCATGATCTACTTTACAGATGGGGAGGCTAACTTCCCCCCGGAGCCAGACTATCCGGTACTCTGGGGTATCTCACACATGGGCGACACACCAGCGCCTTGGGGAACATCGATCGAAGTGGTCCTATAGTTCTTCGCAGAACGTCGCGCCCTCCCGACGATAAAATTGGGGGGCACTATCACTACTCACTATCACAAAATCGGAGCCGCAAAATGAGACACAGCAAAAGATCCGGCAACATAGCGCGGGCGTCACTGCTGGTATACCCATGCCCAGACGCTCACAACGAGTTGACCACACCCTCCTCCTTCAACTTCACAGCCAGACTAGCGAGAGGCGGGGAAAGGACCACAAGGCTACAAGTAGATAACCTCAAATTTCAATTGCACCAGCACGGACAGTCCCAACGGCTCGACGGGGAGTACGTCGCACGCACGGGTTTAGAAAGCCCCGCGTATGTAATGATTGGCGACACGGCTGTAAAAACTTTCCCCCTGTCGGTAGGCCGGGAGGGGTGGATGAATAACTTCGCCACGGTGGCGCTCGATATTCATAAAATTCGCACAGTTAATCAAAAACTCGCGAAACTCTACAGCGTAATCTTAGAGAAGAAATTATGCCTCAATCTCAAATGGGTTAACTTCGTTGAGTCATTCGCCATAGAGGAGTGCCGCGTTCTCTCCGGGAAAGATGGAATCGCTAATCATAGAACGGCGCTCTTCTCAATCCATGATCTTTTTAGGAACTCTCAATTACCGCTCGAAGGAGCCGACAAACTTATAAAATTTTGCGACTACCTGACACCCCATGCCAAGAACTTTGAAGTAACCGGGAAAGGTTACTACTGCGATAGGCTCCAAGAACGAGACTGGGCATTAAGCGGGGGGCGGACGCTGGCGGTATTCACAGGAGGTCTTCCCGGTGCCGCAGGGATATGGACATGCCGATGACAATCACGGAAGAAATGTTAAGCGACCTTGAGGCCGCAACTGCACACATGGACGCAATCGGCCAAAGCCCTCCCGGCGTTCAATTTTCGGTGATGATCCTATCTGCAATCTTTCTTCAATTGGGCGCAAACAAATCTCTGCACGCTAACGACGCAGTACCCCTAGAGAAAATATTTAAGAGCGGCCTAGTCGTGGCTAATGCAATGATTGCCGAAGGCGTCCTCTCATTCGAGGAAAGCGATGACGATACAGACATCGCAGTCTACGGAAACACCAACACTCTACATTAGGAGATTTATATGGAAGCGTTATGTTTGATCATGCTAGTAGCCGCAATATTTGTCTTTGGGGTATAGGGATATGGATAAAACTCCCACCAAGATCTATATGGCATCGTCGTTCGCCCACTACAAATCTGGCACCGATCTGCTAGAGGTTATGTCATGGGTTCGCGATATGGACATCCTCTGCTTTGGGAAGTACGCCCCGAAATCTCGCGCCAAACGTAGGAAGGTGCGCGATTATCAAATAAAAATGACGGTCGAGTACCGCACCAATACCCTCTTTGATGAGGGGGAAATCACGCACATCGACTATGTGAATTATTAGAAGATCCATCGACCATGCGCCTTCAAGCGAGGGCGCATTACGATGCAACTTCGCATCAACAACTTGGAAGGAAACTAAGATGAGAACAGGACGACCTAGAACTCAACCCCCAATCACCACACGATCATTAACGGTAAAGAACGACACCGCCCTAAAACTCTCGACGTTGCAAAAGGAATTAACAGAGATCTATGGGCATCATGTGTCATTCGCTGATGTAGTTGAGCAATTGATTCAAAATTGCACCCGACAAACATCCAGCCGACATTGGAAGTGGGAGATACAGAAGAATCCCATCTCCCGCAAAGTCATGTCAAAGATCGACGTTGAGGCGCTTCGGAACGACTGGAAAAATCGCAACACACCCTTCTAACCACAGCATAAACTTGAGGAGACCAACCTTATGTTTGAGGAGACCAACCTTATGCACGATACGGTAATGACGTTAAGGATATCCAAGAGGCTATCTGCCAACCTAACCACCACAGCGTCCGATATTGGATGGACAAAGAGCGACTTGATCAGGTTCAGCCTCGAAACGATACTGCGCGACCCAGTAGTCTCCAAACTCGCCGATCTACAGAAGGATAAAATCGAACTAACCGCTCTAGGATTACGCCGGGTCGATACACAGCCCTAAATAACTTAATCACCCCGATACTCAGGTAACTCTGGGTGTCGGGGTTTTTTTTTGAGCGTAAGAAATGTTATGTTTTTTAATAAGAAATCTTATCTCTGGCTGCACCACATTTTTTTTGACACCCTCTCCACAAGTACTACGAGGGAAGGGAGATGCTATTCCCGCAACCACATTTTGCTGTCCCTTCAGCAGGATTAACAAGGAACGCCTTGGAAAAGCCCTCATCTTGATAATCCAATTCCCCTCCGGACAGGTATAACTGTGCCGTTTCATCAGCAAAGCGCACATTACCAGCCACAACCAACTCCTTCGAGGCGCTCACAGTGGCCTTATCCAGCGTGACAATCAGTCCATTACACCCGCCGCCACGCAACCCAATCTCCAGACACTCGCCATCGCCCAACATAGAATCCAATTGGCCTTTTGCTTTTTCGGTAATAACCACTGAACTCTGCTCCCCTATTTGCAGGTTGTGTTTTCAGTTTCGACCCCACCTACCAAGTACTTGAGAGGAATAATCAAAATTTAGGCTGCCGCGATGTAAATCGCGCCAGCATCCCGATTGTTACTGTCAAGAAGTTAGCAAGAAGGGTGCATTTCATGTGGTCTTGTGTGCGGGCCGGAGAAATAACACAACATGTTGTGGAATCGAAATCCACAACTTAAAAAAACTTAGTGGTATCGTTACGGAAAAACAACATCATCACGGCGTACTACGCACGTCCCAACTCTCCGGCAAACACTAGCCGCCGCAGAATTCGCCATGCGTAAGCCTTCCTTGATCCCAATCCCCATCGCTTGAGCGGCAACGAACACAGCGATTACCGTGTCGCCAGCACCAGTGACATCTATTACTTCAGTAATTGATGATCCACTAACGTCGAAATCTTCTTCGCCCGAATAAAATATCCCCCCGCTTCCAAGGGTTAATAGAATCGCCTCTATCCCGAACTTTTTTCTGAGAGCGGAACACCCTTCTGTCAAGTTCTTGGGGTCGCCACCCGCTTTCGCATATTCTTTCAGGTTCGGCGTGATAGTGAAACATCCCCGGTAAATATTCCAATCATCACTTTTGGGATCGACATAAACCTGAAGCCCCTGGTTGACAGCGATTTGTA